TATAATGAGTGAAGAAAGAAACACGGTAAAAATCGACGGCAAGGATTATCTAATCGAGACATTACCAGATATTGCTAAGGTTGCTATTGAACATCTAATGGCAATTGATAAAGAATCTCAACGTTTAGAAATGGCACGTGCTGGGTTCGCACAAGCAATTAAATCAGTTATGACTGGTGATGATGCTCCTGAACCAGTTGGTGGCGAAGAGGCAGATGAAGAGTCTGCTGAAGAAGAATAAAACAATTTAGAGGGTTGTGTGATACCTCTATAAAAACATCACGTAAAACAATCAACAGGTAATTATACCTTAAATCAATATAGGAGAAGTATTATGGGTTTCGCAGCTCTAAAGAAAAGAAGTAAATCAAAAAAGAACGTATCAGAAATGATGGATAAACTGAACAAAGCATCCGGTGCTAGTTCAAATTCATATATCGATGATAGATATTGGAAACTAGAAAGAGATAAAACAGGTAATGGTTATGCTATTATTCGTTTTTTAGATGCTCCAGATAGTGAAGACTTTCCATTTGTCAAAATGTACACACACGGTTTTAAAGGTCAAGGTGGTTGGTACATTGAAAATTCATTAACAACAATCAATAAACAAGATCCCGTTTCGGAAGCTAATTCTGAATTATGGAACTCAGGTATTGATTCAAATAAAGAAATTGCACGTACACGCAAACGCCGTTTACAGTATATTTCTAACATTTATATTGTTAAGGATTCAAATAATCCAGCTAATGAGGGTAAGACATTCTTATTCAAATACGGCAAAAGTATTTTTGACATGATTCAGGCTGCTGGGCAACCAGAGTTTGAGGATGAGACTCCAGTAAACGTTTTTGATTTATTCAATGGCGCTGATTTCAAATTGAAGTCACGCAAAGCAGATGGATTTATTAAGTATGATAAATCTGGTTTTGAAGAACCGTCTCAGTGGTTAAGTGATGAAGACAAAATGGAAAGTTTATATAATGATTTGTATTCATTGAACGCCGAAGTCGCTGAAGACAAGTTTAAGACTTATGATGAGTTGAAAACTAAGTTCTTACGTGTAACGGGAGGCTCTGCTGGAACATCAAGTTTCACTGCTGAGTCAATCACTGCACCAGAGCCAACTCCAGTTGCTGATGTTAGTAATGTCACAGATGAGATTCCTTGGGACAATACTACCACCGCGAGTGCTGATTCAGATGACGGTGACGATACAATGAGTTACTTTGCTAAGTTAGCAGAAAGTTAAAATTGATTAATCAATAAACTTTAGAGGGAGTCTTTATGACTCCCTTTTTTTGTTATTAATATCCTTGTAATCCTTCTGGCAATGCTGGGGCATGTGCAATTGAGGCTTGAACAACAGCACTATTACTACTTGTACTATTATCAATAGAGTTATTAATAATTGTGTTTCCTCCTTGACCTTTGCCTCCACCAAAAGGAGAACCTGGCATTATATTAGTGAGGTTCTGATTTGGAATGTAATTAACTAAATCAGACCCAGCACCAACATCAGATGAATGTAACAATAACATCAACGCTTGGAAAGGTACACTTGCAATGAATTTCAACCCTTTAATCATAGTTTCAACAGGTTGGAAATGTTTACTCGAAGTGTGTTCTGTCAACCACCCCAACGTGCTTCCTTTCATACCAGTTCTTTGTTCAAACATCTTATTGGACATTTTAGCTCCCTTCAGATCACCCATTTGGTTCATACTCAAATATCCTTTAGGATTAGCACTTGAGTATGAAGGGTTTGCTTGAGGTATTGGTTTGAATGGGTTCGCTGGGCCACCAGCATTGGTCATAGTGGTCACCTTAAAGTTTTGAGCCATGTTCATCTTCTGAAACGCACCAGCTTTTGCAAAGTCCGTCTTGCGTTGATTCATCATTTTAGGAATTCCGTATATCAGTGCAGCTGCTGAAGTGTATCCAGCCGCCTGAGATTTTGAAATGGGAATGCCCATGAAATTCTCTTCTTCAGGAAATAAGTCACCTTGTCCAGGTTCTGGTTTATAAGCATCTGGCCAATCTAACTTGTCATTCGGATGATCTTTATTATAATCATCTCTAAACTTATCTTTTGCTTTAGCAGCCTTGTCTCTCTCTGCTTTAGACTTTGGTTTCTTTTTACCTGTTCCTTTATCCCAAAATCCTTTACCATCTGGATCATTGCCATATCCATGACCACGACCACTAGGATCATAAGGGATGTCGCCTGCCATTGCATTGCTTCCAAAAAGAACACTACCTATACCACCCAATACAGTACCAAAGAATTTTTTGAATTCAGTAGCATATATGCTCTTTATAGACGATTCAGTTTCGCCGCCAAACTTAGAAAGATTTTCACTTTTGCCTTTCCAAAGAGCTTCTACTTGCGCTTTAGTTGGGTTAGCACCAAGACCATCGAATCCAGCATTAACATCAGTTTTTATACCATCTTTCACCCAACCCCATAAACCTGTTTTCTCTACAGCTTCTAATATACTACTACGAGTTCCACCAAAAGGAGAATCATCCCAATTATGAATATTAACACCTAATGAATTATTAGGACCATCATCTGCATGTTTCAATGCTGTAAGCGCGTCTGATGCTAGACCAACATCAGGAGTCTCAAGTCGTTTCATTTTGTCTTCATCTATTTCAAACTGCAATGATTTTGCAGACATTGATGGAGATAATGTATTGCCCATTCTTTGACTTAGTTTCGCCATTTCGTATTGAGTCTTTGTCAACTTATCGCCGACTGGCATACCAGCAACCAATGTACTATTATGCATTTCACTGAAACGATTAGATGACATTGGTGCAAATGATTGGCCTGCACCAACGTTTGTAACTGCTGTATTAAGTGCTTTTCTAGTTACTTTTTTAGCTTGATTTTTAGCTGCTGCTTCTCTCTCTGTTACTATTTCTTGAAGTGCATCAGTTATATAACCAACCAGAATTTCTTCAGCAATTATTGTTGCAATAATGCCTGCCCATGCTAATGGTCCACCCGCAATCATTAACACTCTTAACTTTGTCAGAAGTGAACCAGCTTTTAAGGCCTTAAACCACGTTTTAATCTCAGTTGGTGATAATGTTTTAAAATAATCTTTGAAAGCATTCTTTATCCAACTACTATTCTTAGGAGTAACATCCTTCATTTTAGAAAAAGACTTGCCATCTTTTAAAATATTACCTTTTTGGTCAATCGTTATTTTGCGTGGATTTGGTAATCCTTTAGCAGAACCTGCACCTCTAGCCGCGCCAGTTGAACCCTTTCCCCATTTATTATTGGCCCACTTTCCTGCGGCAACTAGAGAAGTTGCTGTTAAAGCAAAATCAGTGACATCCATTACATTTCTTGCAACAGAACCTTCACCTTCTGAATCAGCTAAAGCATCGAAACCCATATATGCTAAAAGACCAAGAATGCCTTTCACAATCATGCCTTTCTTGCCTTTGCCACCTTTCGATGTTTTATTCTTCTTATTCTTGTATGCGCTAAGAGCTTCACCACCTAGTAGAGTCGCTAGAATACCATCCTGAACAGTCAGACTATCAAAGAAACCCTCTTCTCCTGGTCCACCTGGTCCACCTAGTCCGCCTCTACCACCCCTTCGCGACATCATTCCTAAAGCAAGTTTACCATCTCTCGATGCTTCAATCTCTCTCCTATATCTTTTTCTATCTCGTTTGTCAGATGAAAGATTAACACCAAATATTTTTTCCATTAAATCATAAGTTTTTTCTGCCCATGATTCTATGTGAGTATCGTGAGTGTAGATAGAACCTTTAGTTGTCTGTGCTTTTAACGCTTTCAACTCTACAGGTCCACGCAATTCGCCACGAGCAGTCATTGTGATAATGCCATCGTGAATTGCTTGTGCTTGTTTTGGAGTGTATCCTTTCTCCATTGCGTATTTAGAATCTGCTTTCAATTTAGCAAATTCTGCTTCGTCAACGGTAAATGATTTTTTGACATGTTTTAAACCACTAGCAGTATTAGAACTTGAGGATTCATCAACTCTAACATTACCAAAGGACATTGTCCCTGTCTTTGAAGACTTGCCACGTGGTAGAACGTGCATCATTAATCTATAAAGTCTATTCGTTTCATAAGCTACATCACGAGTGTTCCTTTTAATGTCTACTAATTCATCAATGCCACCAAGGATTCCCATGTTTAAGATATCTCCAGAAGAACCAAGTATAACTGACCTTTGTAAGACCTCTGTAGATTGTTTTAAAAGAGAGACAAGTTCATCACAACAATCCATGCCACCAGAACCGCTACCAGACATTCCACTCAGAAATTCTTTGTCCAGAGTAAACGCGGATTGTACTGATTGACGGATTTTATCTGTCTCTTCTTCTGTCATTGGCCCAAAGTCACGTGCCGCCTGGGACGCGGCCTTGCCTGCTTTATATCCTGCCAACGTTTCAATAATGTCAGCATTGGCTGATTTAGTTGCTGAAGCTGTTTCTCCTACACCTGATGACCTTTTACCTTCCATTTTATCGCCATCACGCATGCCCCAGTGTTTTAACATATCCATTAAGAATTCTTTAGGGTCCAGATTTCTTGATTTACCATCTTTGTCTAAAACAGGATTACCATCTTTATCTCTCTTTAAACCGACTCCCTTGCCGACCAAGGGAACGCCAGAATTTCTCTTGATAAGTTCAAATTCTTTTCCGAACTTCTTATCTAAAATAACGATTTCAGCAAGCACCTCAGCCCGATTTTCCTTTTTTCGGTCTTCTGGATTGGTGCCATCCAAAATTTCATTATATCTGTCAAATGCGTCAAGATTATCACCAAGTTTCATCATAGCTTTTGCTAAGAGGGCTTTTTCATCGCCCAAATCAACCTTTTTTTGCAGTTTACCTTGTGTGTGTATATTTGCATCAACTGACTTAATAACATCTTCGAACATGTTATTTAATCTTTGTTCTCTTTTAAGACTCTCATGACGATCTGATTTCATTATGTCGAGTCTAGCCTTCAGCTCTCTAGGACCATCTTTACGTAAGAAACTATGAAGTTTAACTATTTCAGTAGCGATTTGATTTCCTACTACATAGTTCTGCTCCGACATATGAAGCATGCCGTGGAACATTTTACTATCCCTAGCATCACGTTTCTGTTGTCCTGAGGTATTGAGTCGTCCAGCAGTTGCTGAGACCGCATTAATGCCTGCTAGAGTTTTAAGTGTTCTGAATATTCGTTGATTGCCCGCATTGAGTTTCTTCGCCATGTCGTTAATGGCAATATGAACACCTCTTTGAGTTTCGGTGTCATCGTATTGAGCTTTCAATAAAGCTTTGTCGTGTCTTCTGGCGGCTTCTGACTTTTTCTTATGAACGCCAGCAAGAATACCTTGGTTGGTTTTATTAAGTTTTCGAAGTTCTTTTTCTATAGAGGTTCCTCTAGAGTTCTTTGCCTCCATACCAGAGATGAGTTTCTCTATAGATTTTGATAATTTAGTTAAACCTGTATCGTCTTTCTTAGCCATGGCATATTCTCTTTATTATTGTGCAAGTTCTTGCTGTTTTACATCCTCTAAATGTTGACTTAACAAATCAACATATATGTCCCGTTCATACGGCAACATATTTTCTAAGTCGTATAAAGAGTAATTATGGTGTTGCATGAGTTGAAAGTTAGTCCTGTAATGATTTACAAGATTATCATGACTCATGCTTATCCGAAAAAACTCGATAAACCTTCTAATTCTACAACATGTTTAAAACCACACTTCTTACATTTGAAATCAATCTTATGTTTTAAAGTTGGTTTATTGTTAAAAAAGTTATTAATTTTATCAAAAGCCGTATCATCTAAACTTTCAATCCAAGCCATTAATTCTTTTTTAGGTGTTTCACTTCCTTTGTAAACTTTATCTGCATCATAAATGTAATCAATAGAATCTACAATTACTTTAAATAATCTTGTGACATTATCATCTTCTTTATCATGTTTTGATATTTCGCCTGTTGACAAATATTTAAACTTAACTCCAATATCATCTGTAATTTCAACTTTACTTAAATCTGTTTTAGGGAACTTTACTTTCACATCATCAATCACAATCTTCACAGTATTGTCCTGACCGCAAGTTTCTTCTTTAACTTCGTTATTACACGTATATGTAATATCAACAGTTTCTCCACGACTTTTAGAACGAATATTCAAGAATAAATATTCAACATCAAACTCTGGTAGTTTGTCAGAATCCATTTTTCCAAATGTGCAATTTTTAATTATCTGTTTTGTTGCTCTATAAATTGCTTCGTCTTCTTCTCCTGGTGCAGATGTTTCCATCGCAGTTAAAAGTATCTTTTCCTCTTTCACTAAAAATGGTCTAAATTCAACTTTCTTTTTTGTACTTGGTAGCGAAAGTGTGTACTTTGGCGTAATTATTTCAGGTAACATATCATTTCATCCTATATCATTATATTAATTGTTTCTAACTATCTATTTATTCGTAATCACCACAAGTAGAACGGAAGTTCATTTGGCTTCTGTGTTGCGTTGTTTGTTACTGGATCTTCTACTACTTGATTAAAATTATCGTTAAGTTGGGGTGTATCTAGTGAATCAGCTTCCGGAATTATTTGGAATTCGCCTCTGCCACCGTCTCCTCCTGGAGTATTCGTGAAATCAAAATATGGCTGTGTTGGGTCGGTTTGTACCTCAATAATCCCCTTATCAGTATTAATATGTGTGCCTGCAATAACGCCTTCTAGTAATGGTTTACGTTCTGCGAAATAATCGTCTCTAATCTCAAACATATCTGCATCATTAAGAGCATCGTTATCGATATCCATCATCATCATATTTTCAGTCATATTCTGACCTCCATAGATTAAATCCGCTTCAGAATCGATTGCTTTGTTTCTGATGTTGATAAAATCTAATTCTTGTTCAGCGGCGATTATTGGATTGGTGCCACCTGCTGCCTCTAAACTTTCTCTTTTGTTAGGATCAACCATTGTCGAATCTACGATTTCTACATCAGTTCTTACGTAATTGCCATCATTATTCACATACAATGCGCCTGCTTCAATCTTATCAGAAAAATGCCTTTGGTCTGCCTCAAGCATTTCTTCGTGTGTGAATTCATCAGTCGCGCCTTGAGGATTCTCAAAACTCTCTAATTTTTGTTCCTGAATTCTTCTTAGTTTCATACCCTCTATAGCTGGATTTACAGTTGGCTTTGCAATATATAATTCTGGTTCAGGTATATGTTCTGCACCAATTGTGGTGTTTGTTATATCTTCTGTTATATTCGCACCGTCTACTTCAAGTTTAGAAACTGCTTTAGGAGCATTTGGATTGAATTTATCTGTTGCCGTCAATACAGGTTCCTTTTCTCGATGAAACAGGCCGTCTTCACGTACTCTCTTACCTGCACCATCGGGTGTCTCCCACTGAAGACCGCCATTTTTTAAATTCCAATCAACTTGTTCTTGAGTTAGTGAATGAGTGGTTGTACTTTCCTCAGCAAGACGATCTCCGTCTCCTAAACCTAATGATGTCTTAGTT